GTCCTACTATAGTTTAACTGGAAGTTAGTCTAACGTTTGCAACATTCCCAGTTACTAAATTACCAGTAACGGTATAGACTGTTACGTTACCGACGCTGTTAGTGCCAGCAGTCGAAGCACCAACAAGTAATAAGTTTCCTGTTCCTGTATTAACTGTTTTTATTGCAGTCCCAAACGATCCTGTATTGGTAATTCTAGAGGCCCATCGATAGTTTATATTTGTATTCCATCCCACATTAGCACTATAGTATGCTTCTACTCTATTACTTTCTGCACTGCCCACAAATAACCAATGGGTGTCAGAACTCATTGTAATACTAGTAACAGTAGAAATATTAGCAGTTGCTGATAGTACTTGCATTGACGTTACATTAGCATTAGCATGATGTTTATAGATATGCACGTTTGCTGTTGCTCCAATAGCAACAATGTTGCCCTGGGCTTCAATGACGCTACCAAAATTTGAATTTGCATTAGAAACTATACTACCAGCAGTATATACTCCATTTATATTAGAAAATATTTGTACTGTTTTAGCAATTGGAATACCAACATACATGTAACTACTGTCTGACGCTAATCTTACTGTGCTACCAAATTGATCATTTGATGTTATTGTATTTGCAGTAACTTTAGTCACAGCATTACTTAACCAGGGTCTATTATATGTATAAACACCCCACCCATCAGTGGTAGCAGAATCAATCCATGTATGATCATTGTTTAGCCATCCATTTTTTGGAGTAACGTCAATTAGATCATGCACTGATGTATATCTAGCTGATTGTAATTTATAAACAGTTCCAGTGCCAGCCACTGCTGCAACTTTAATTAATTTTTTCTGAGCCTCAGCTGATATTGTTATTACTAATTCCAGTGGACTAATTACTGAGTTAACTTCATATAAATTGTCATATGTAGAATTAAAATATTTTAAAATTAAGATATCACCAGCAACAAATCTATGAGCATTGTTAAATTTTAATATAGCAGAAAAATCTAAATTATACCGTATTTGTGTTGCAATTAATTCAGTTGCATTAACTCTATAGATTGCCCATTGACGATTAGTAGACTTTGCTAACCAAATTTTATCTCCAATTCCTATATCGGTGATTGGTTGATCAAAATTTGCAATATCAAATACTTGGTAATCCGCATCATCTAGATTTATATATCCAGCATTTGGTAAATCATTTATATATGTTTCATTGCCCCTGTTGCTGTATAATGTTGTTGAGGTGCTAGTCAAGTTACTGGCATTGTACACATTAGATAATAAGCCTAAGGCAGCATTTCCAGTGGCAGTGACATTACCATTTAGCTCAATAATAACGTTAGCAGTACTATATGCATTGGCAGACACAAAAGTAACTGGATTTGTATTAAAGACTGATTGGTCTAAAACAAATTCTTTAAATGTAGCACTATCTATGCCACCGTACTGTCCAACTTTAAATGCCCACTCTTCATAGAGAGAAATATTACCTGTGATGTTATTAAATGCTGCACTAGTCAATGCAGTAATACTGTTAAGGCTACCTTTTTGTTTTATGTACCCTTGATAAAATTTTGTCTGTGTTGGAATACTAATACCAAGGTCTGACAAATATGTACGTTGTCTAAATCCAATTAGGCCACCGCTATAAGATTGAAACTTTTCTCCCGATGGTGGAATATCAACATCGTAATAATTTTCAAACTGTTGCGAATTAAATCCAAAACTTGGTAACAGTCCAGTTTTGATATCTGACTGTTGTATCTTAGTCCAAAGAGTACTATTAAATGTTACACTGGCTGGAATATTTGTTGTGGCAGTATAATAAAAATTATTGTATATTATAATATCGCCTGTACGATAATCAGTCCCAGTTTTCCAAGTCTGTGTAATAGGATCATTGTAAATATACCCAGGAGCACTCAATGCACCAGTCCACCCACCTGTTTTAGCACCAGATAATTTTAATCTAAATTGTCGTGTACCTTGACTTGGTACATATAATATATCTCCAAACTCACTGACGTTATCTAATACTAAAATATGTTCGTATTGTATTAGATGCAATTCAGCAAAACAAATACTAGATCCATCTAGTGTTGCTACTGAAAAACTATTTCCATTGATTGCACTTTCAGTTCTAAGTATATTAAAGTTAGTGCTTTTAATTGGTAAAAAGTTTTGATTTAATAATTTTCCACTATTGGCTATATTAAATACTTCATCAATGATGGCCCCAGACGTTGTCAGTTGTAGTCTAGTAGATACTGGATTGAGCACAATAATAGTGCCCGGTGCCCAGCCTTGTTGACTCCAATACACAACTTCTTCAACACTTAATCGCCAACTTTGTTCTTTTTGTAAATCAGCATTAAACTGTGTAAAATTAAATCCTTGTGTTTTTAAATATCGTTCATAACTAATTAAAAAATCTGCAACCTGCTGAATAGTAGCGTATTCTGTACCGTACGGAACAATTTGTGCTGTTGCTGCAGCATCTTTGTAAACTGGAACAATAACCTCATTAACAACAATTGAAGTACTGTTGTTATTAGCAATGCTGGGCACTATTGTAAAATATGGCGTTGTTGGGTTATACCCCAAAACAACATATCCTGTTTCTGTTTTTTCAACAATAACAGCACTATAGTTAACAGTATATACTGGTATAGAACGTCCAAGATGTAAAGTATAGTTAGCATCTGGCAATATAACACTAGAGTTTTTACTTGACGGACTTGTTTGTTCTGCGCTAACAGTAATAAGATTTTTGTCTGTAAATCCACCAATTTTGTAACTTAGTTGAACTGATAAATTTTTAAAATAATTATTAATTTTAGTAACAGGATTTATGCCAAGATTTTTAAGACCATCAGCAATCCAATTGATATAGCCACTAGTACGTAAAGTTGTACCGGTAGTAGTATCTCCGTTTACGGCAAGCAAATTAAAAGTAATTCGTTGGTTATTAGTATTTGTTATTTGCCCAGTGACTGCACTAGTATAAAATCTACTGGTATCTATTTGTGTTCCAAAATATTCAGCTGGCTTGGTTAAACTCAGTACTACCTGCATAGCGTATGGGTAGTCACTACTACGACGCCATGCAGTTTCTGCAGGACCGTATTGTCCTACGCTAAACGGAGCATTTGTATAAGCCGAGTCGCCGCTAGATAATACAACTGGAATACTAGTTGGAGGTAATAAATTTCCAGCTGAATCAACTGGAATAAATCCAGTCAGTCCTGGGCGAACGTAACGGTCATCCGTATACGGGCTATCATTATTCCAAACATATCCAGCTTCTAGATCTTCCCACAATAGACTATTCCCACCTGTGTACGGTGCAACACCGTAGCGTTCTTCCCACCAAGTTGGTTGACTAGTGAACCCTAACATTTCCCATGGAGTAGAATTTGGACTATCAGTATCATACCAATATAGATATATTGCTCTCCAGGAGCCCTGTAACAATGATCTGTCAACAATATCTACTGTTCCTCCGTAGTTCCAAGTCCACGAATTGTTTATATTATAGTAATCATTACTGGTATAATTAACGTTGTTTGCGCCTGTCCAAGCTAAAAAAGTTTGACCTAAGATTTGATTATATTCTTCTAAAGTATAATCAGTGGTTCTAAATCTTCCCGGCAATACACTAGCAATGTCAAGAATATTATGTGCGTAATCAGCTTTAATATTATTGTAAATTCTTTTTTCTAGGTCTAACAAATAGTCATCTCTAAAATCCCCAAACGCAGGAGTAATACTGCCATCATGCCCACGAATAACTGTTGTTGGGGTTTGGTATGTTGTGTCAACATAAATTTCAGGAGTGTACTTTGGGTACAATCCTAATTTTGTTGGAGTCTCTGGAATATAATTTCCATCGGTATTAAGATAGTCTTTGATAACAATAGTGTCGCCATAGGTAAATTCATATGAAAATATCACCGCAGGACTAAGAGTACTAAATGTATAATCTATACCTTGTACTAATTGTGTACCGTTAACCCAGATTAATACTGCTCGATTACTTAATTGTGTAATATCAAATATTTCTCTTATTTCATAGTTAGTTTGTCTATCATTTAGTACAGTATAATTTAATATTGTATGATTGCTACCGTATGGTACCATGTCAGAATAATACCACGGAAATGTATTATTTTTAACTGCATTAATGTTTAATAAAATTGTATCAACACCTGACGCTGGATCTGCATAATCAATAGTTGTTAGCGATCCGCATAGAGATAAAAATTTATTTTTAAATTTAGAATATTCTTTTCTAGCTAGATTTAATCCTGTTAAAAAATTAACATCTGGATCATTTAAAAATGCCATTGAGTATATTAATGGCGCACTGTGTTGTAATAATGTTCCGCCTTGAGCTTTTAAATAACTATCCTGTATTGGGATTGTACTATCTGAAGAGTTCTCAATTAATTTATTATAGTGTGTTCTAATTTGCCCTAGAGTAATAGAATTAAAATTTTCATTTAATGGATTAAAATCTAAATTTTCTGGGATTTCGTAGTATCCTACGTTACTTACGCTATCGCTATATACTGTTACATCAATTTTGTCTCCAACTGCTGGTAAAGTAGTTAAAAGAACAACATTATAAATACCGTAAGTGGTTAATTGGTAATCAATAATGGGTGTTAGTAAAGTGTTATTTAAAAATACTTTTAAGTGCGGTACTGACGTTTGTGTATTTGGTAACACATCAAGTTCAACAAATGCGTATTCAATTCCGCCAATAGTAAGAACAAATCCATCAAAAAACTTTGTAAACAATTGATATTGATTTGTAGATTCTAGATTAGGCACCCAAGCATTTAATTTACTGGTAGTTGTTAATCCATTAAGGTGTAACAGGTATCCAGAATTAAAATTAACTGTGGTAGTAGTTTGATTTAAGGTGTATGTAAACGACGCCGGAGTTGTACTAGTCCCAGCATCATAGTAATTTGTAAAAACAATGTCACCAATATTATTAAAGTTTTGATATTTTAATGGAAATCCTAATATTACATCATCACTACCGGTAGCATCGTCAGGATATCCAAAGAATTTTGTGCCTGCAAATGTAGTGTCAGGATAAACTGTCGTATCACCAAAACTATACCCATCTGCATCTACTAAATCAAACAATGGTGCCTGATTAAAATCTGTTTTAGCTTGGCACAGATTCCATTCGGTACCATCGTAGTAGTACGTGTCTTTTTCGTAAGTCCCTTGAGTAATTAATACCATTTCTCCAACTTCAACTGGATTATCGTCTGTTTCATTCAAGGTAATATAATTAGTGCCATCAATTTCTGGTATAGCAATTTCCCAAATTAATTCATTGATTGACGTATCGTAGTCATTGGCAAATACTATTCTAAGTCCAGGAATTAACGTAACTCCTTGAACAATAAGTGAGGCTTTTCCTTCAATATCATTGAACGCATCTGTTGTAGTGGTTCCAGTTCCGTCTGCTGTAGTACCAGCTCTGGTAGCCTGGAATACTTCTCCTACTGTATTTGAATCTGCACCAAAGGTAGTAAAATCCGTAGTACCTACACTACGAATAGTGTAGGTCCCACCTTCAGACAATGTCTGAGCACTGTTTTCAAAGATTATAAGATCAATGCTATTTTTAGATAGTTTTCCATAATTCCATAATTGTAAATGTGGGTCAAATTCAATAATAGATCTACGTGCTGGTAAATTATCCCCATAATTGGCGGAAGTTTTATTATAAACGGCAGTAGCTTCAATGGCATCCTTATGGAACCAACGATTACTACGGGCCCAAGGATTGCGATCTTGACTTCCTCTATTGCTTATTATATAGTCTTGTGTAGTATCTATATAGATGCCAAATGTTTCTGGTATAATCATTTGATCAACAGGAGTTAGCGTAATGGCTGTACCAACTCCGTCAACATAAAATTCGTTATTAGCATAACTACTAGGCACTACACTAGAATCAAATATTACTTTTAATCCATTTGTAAATTCTACACCATTATGTGATGTGTAGCCCAATTTCCCTAATATGTCATTGTTAATGTCAATTGTAGATGTAGAGTTATCAACTAATTTAATTACTCCATAAAAGGCAGGATTTTCACTGTCTTGATAATATAGATAATCTTTTGTAGCAGTAAGGTTTGGTATTTTGTTAAATCTATAATTATTATCAACCCAAAACTGTCCTGATGCATACGTTTTTCCAGAGCTTACAAATACTCGGTCTGGTGAATCTCCAGAATCTCTTGCTGGACGAATCACAGTCACTGGAGTTAGCTGCATTACATAATCATCATCGTCATTGTCTATTAATCGAAGTTTCCAAGTGCTTTTTCTAGTAGCAGTAGCAATAACGCCAGTGGTAGCATTTTCTTTTGTTATATCACCAACAAAAGGATCAGCGGGTGTAGTCCAAAAAACTGCATCTATATCAGTATTATTAAATATAAATGTTTTATTATCTAATTGGCTAACAATACCGTCTAGTCCTTCAGGAAATTCTGCTAAAAATTCACTAAGCAATCTATTTTGTATTTTTGTATAACTAAATGTCACAGCCGCATCAACAGTTGCTGCAATTGGCATACGACTAAAAAAGTCCTGGGCGTTTGCTAAGGGAACGCGAAACTGTACTGTTCCAGATTCAGTACCGTTATTTGTAACACCAAATACTTCTCGAGTACTAACAGTAGATATTGACGCATCTTGCCCACT